CCCCTCCGTCACTTAGAGAGATAATACCATGCGTACATACTGCACCAACGCTGCCAAAATCACTACTGTCCGCCGGGCGGGTTTCACCCCGACTGGTAGGCAACGAGACTTTCTGGCAAAGCGTGTCTGCTACGTGTTGTCGCGCGAGAGCGCGGCTGACATCGAGGCATGCAAGCAACATCTCTGGGCCACGTGCGTCCCGGAGACGGAAACGAAATGGTGTTTCGTGCGGGATGACTCAGGAAACTGGGTCAAACAACTCGTACCTACCAAGACGATCCGTCACCTGACGCCTACCGAGGCACAAGGATGGACACCTGCTGACGTTCAGGCAGTCGCAAGACTGCTTGATTGGTTCTCGTATGACGCTTCGGACCTAACGGATTCGGATCGACTGCATGATAATGCCCAAAAGGCTTTCGTGCTAGTCGATTTGAACACCGGTAGGTCTCTGGTCATTATCGATCGTCAGTAACGGAGAGGTTTTAACCCGACCTCAGTCGGGTGATTCTTCTGGAGGTAACCTAGGATGCGCCCCAATAACGAATTCCAGTTAGTAACTGCGCTCACGTACCACACGTCAGTGTGGGACGGGACGAAGATCTACTCGAATTCTTATTATCGGAGTTACGAGCGGACGTGGACAGGGACGCGGACGACGAATTATCGCAGCAGGAAAAGCAGGCGGGAGTTTATACCCCCTCTTGCTTACTCTAGCAACGTTATTCGTCGCTCGATACCCCTCACACTTCTCGCTACGTCCTCGACCGGCTATCCGGCCGATCCCACCTTTGCCTTGAAGCTTTGGCTTCTTGACTCAGGTGGCGCTGGGGAACCTCCTCTTAGTCTCGTTTCAGGAGAATTCCTAAACGATGCTAAGAATAAGGCGCTGCGGAGTCTTAGTAACAAGCTCCAAAACGTTAGGGCTAATCTTGCTCTGATGTTTGTGGAGCGACGGCAGACCGCCAGCTTAATCGCTGATACGGCTTTCCGTGTTGCTACCGCAGCGCGTTCGCTCCGAAGAGCGGACCTCAGGGGATTTACACGCGCCCTGAGCTTAGGCGTGGGAGATAGAGCTCGTGTCGCACGTGGATGGCATAAGGTTGCGGCGACACCCGTGGATAAACGTCTAGCCAACCATTGGCTAGAATACGTCTTCGGGTGGCTACCGTTGCTTAATGACATACGCGATGCGGCAGAGCTTCTAGCCGAGAGCGTAGCGACTTACAAGGAGCCGAAGGGCTTCTTGCGTGCTCGCGGTGCTACGACTGGCACGTATACGTTTCGAGACCCTTTAACGGGTTCCGGTCACATATACGCGGATAAGGACGTGATGGCGAGCTTTACTGCTCGCATTAACGCCTGGTACGAGCTAGAATCGGAGGCTAGATCGATCCTATCGAAGACGGGTATCTCCAACCCGGCCTCTCTCGCGTGGGAGGCGCTACCGTTCTCGTTCGTAGTCGATTGGTTCTTGCCCGTGGGCAATTACCTTGACAGCCTCACGGCTTTCGATGGTTTCACCTTCAAAAGTGCAACCTACTCGACACTGGAGAATGCTGTAGCTGAGTGGCGTCTCGGGGTGTATAATCAGCCGGGCTATCCTTATGGACGAATGGGCATCATAGGAGCCCCTGGCACTGCGAAAGCGACCCAAAGTCGCTATACGCGTGTGGTAGGGATTCCTAGCTATTCATTCCCATCCATTCGGAGCCCGATTGGCAATGCACCCCTTCAACGCTTCGCCACTGCGGCAGCGCTGCTAACGCAGCTATTCCGATAGTGGTACACGGTACGAGCCCCCGGGCTCATCCCTTCAACCTTGCGAGAAATCGCAACCCCTATGGAGTCACAACTCTATGTCTGCGCAAACCAACCTCGTCTTGAACGACGGTCAGTCCACCCCGGTGGCCAAAACATTCTCGGCCCGCGGTGCCGACATGCAGCTCGCTGTGTGGAAGGACATCGCTTCAGGGATCTCCATCGGTTTCCCTACTGTCACCCTCTCGAATAAAGAGCGCACCGGGAGCAACGGCACTTTTCGTGTCGAGGCTCGCGTAACGCTCCCCGTTCTGGAGACCATCAGTGGGGACGCCGGCGGTTACACCCCCTCGCCGAAGGTCGCCTACACCATGCTCGGGAAGGTCGAGTTGATCTCGCCCAACCGAGCCACGGTGCAGAACCGGAAGGACCTCCGTGCCTTCATTGCTAACCTTCTGGGTCACGCAGTGATGACGGAGACTTTCGTGGACTTTAACCCCCCGAACTAATCACTGGAGACGCTCATGAGCTCAGCTCAGGATCGCCTGGTTTGGCCAGGGACGCGTTCCTCATCGTCGCTATACATCCAACTCTACTATCGTCAGACAGAAGGGTCGGGTGCGTATGCTTCGTTGGGGTCTGCTGGAAGCGCACCCAATCTCACGATGGTTGCTCCTACCGGCGTTGACGCTGGCGTCATCCACTCCGCCTTGGCGGAGTCGATAATCCAGTACCTCGAAAACGATTCATGGCTCGTTCACTGGTACTGTCCCAAGACGGGAACGCTTCGGAGCAACTTGCTTGCTGCTCTGAATGCGAAAACCCACCTTGGGACCGGTACCAGCCTTGCCCTGAATCTGTTTTTCGATGGCCAGTTCGGCCCCGTGCTGGCGGCTTAGCGCATCATAGGAGTCTAACCTATGAAGCGTGCAGCCACTGCCGCGAAAGACAGGTACAACGCAGCTTCACCCGTGAGGGGAAAAGCCATGTTGGACCGATTATTTCGCCAGCTTTGCTTACTCTCGAAGACGCCGTTTGCAAACGCGGCCTATTCCAGGTGGTTAGACGGGGACTATCTCGGCTTGGTTAAAACCCAGGTCGACCCCTTCTTCTATACTTGGAATAGACGTTATGCAGAATTCGAGCTGGATCTTCAAATCGCGTCGCTTATCTCGGCTTACCAGGATTTCGATCTTGGTATTGATCGAGAGAAGGCGGCGTATGAGAAGTGGCTCGCGGCGGAGGAGTCATGTCGACAGGTCAACCAGTACTTCAGATCTCGATGGGACGGCAGTTCTAAACCACTGTCCTTCCCCGTTGAAGAGGTTTATCACCTCGTTAAACGGAAAATTATTGAGATTCTTGGGACTGTTAAGCCTGGGGATATGGCTCTCCTTCGAGAGAAGTGCCATCACGGGCCCGGCGGAGACCTCTCTCTGGGTAAGCGTAATGCAAGCCCTTATGAGAAGTATCGAAGCCGCGGCACCATAACTGAGCCGTGTATGCGCTTGTACGACGATGTCTTCGGGAACGAAGACTCGGACTACAGGCAAGACCTAGCACACGAAGCGCAGATCGTGCTAGCGAGTCGGCTATCCTTTGTACCCAAGACTGCGCTGATCGATAGAGCCATTGATATCGGGCCGAGGTGGAATGTCTACCTTCAGCTCGGTATCGGGGGCCTTATCGAGAAACGTCTTAAGAGGTACGGAATGGTCCTGATAAAGGACCAATCCCGGAACTCTGAGTACGCGCGCAGGGCGTGGGCCGATGGTTTGGCTACCATCGACCTATCCTCCGCCAGCGATACGATCGCCACAAACCTTGTGGTTGATCTACTCGCCGACGGTGACCCACTCTGGTTAGATTTTCTCCTTAAATCGAGGTGTCATTACACGAGTTATCGTGGAAAGACATTTAGATTGGAGAAGATTGCCGGGATGGGTAATGGGTACACGTTCCCTTTAGAGAGTGCCATCTTTTATGCCTTTGCCTGGGCCGCTGCCCGCGTAAGCGGGTGCGACATAAAGGCAATTACGGTATATGGAGATGACATCATCGTCCCCAGAGCCTGTTCCTCGCTCTTGATGGAGTCTCTTACGGCGTTCGGCTTCAAGGTTAATACCAAGAAGTCTTTTACCAATGGAGATTTCTTTGAGAGCTGCGGAAAAGACTATTATAGGGGGCGGGAGGTGCGTCCGGTTTTCCTCAAGGAGACCGTCACTGACCTCGCGCAGGCAATCGTCTTCCATAATAAGCTTGTATCCTGGGCGACACGGAATCAGATTCCGGGTCACTTTCAGGAGACGAGACTTTTATTGGCTGACATTGTTGCTAGCGAGATCCCTCGAGCTGCTCGTCGCTACGGCCCCGTCACGGTTGGGGGTGTCCTTCATGGACCTTCCGAGTTGTGGCGTGTACGACTGCCAAAAGAGCGCTCCTGGGAGGGAGTCGAAGTTTACACTTACACTCATAAGGGATACCGCTTGAAGCGGTACTCCTATCGAGGGCACTTGTACTCGAAACTCTCACAGGATATGGACTGTCAGAACTTTGTCCCTGATAAGACGAAGCCTGATAAGCCCATAGACGCGTGGATCTTAGTACCCGTTGAGCCACCCTTTGCGCGAGCAAAGGGCAACGGCCTAAGCAGCTGCAAGAACTGGTAACCAGTGCTTGCTTTTCCGGGGCTTTTCCCGGTGGAAAGGAC